TTTCATTTACAGGACGAACTAAATCCTAAGATTTGGGAATTACCTAATGAACGATTTATGTCTGACCCTAAAGGTCAAACAGAAGTTATGATACCTAAAGTTAGGGAACGTTTATTAGAAATTGCTTATGAATTTATAGAATTCTTAGGTGTTGATGTAATTGTGTCTAACGTAATGATGACCGGTTCACTAGCTAACTATAATTGGTCACAGTACTCTGACGTTGATTTACACATAATTGTTGACTTTGAACAATTTACAGAAAGAGAATTACCATTATACGAAGAACTATTCAAATTAAAAAAAACATTATTCAACGAAAAACACAATATAAAAATATATGGTTATGACGTAGAGTTATATGTACAAAATGAATCGGAGTCACATTTTAGTAGTGGTGAATATTCTGTTTTATTTGATGAATGGGTTACAAAACCTAAAAAAGAAAATGTTAAGGTCGATACTAAATTGATTAAGAACAAATCCGAACATTGGATGAAAATAATTGACGAGGTTATTGATGAAGCTGAAAAGCAGTCTTTAGACTCAGGACTCGATGTGATTGACAAAATTAAAGACAAACTTAAAAAATATAGGACAGCTGGTTTAGAAGATGGTGGTGAAATGTCCGACGAAAATCTGGTATTTAAAGTTTTAAGAAGAAATGGTTATATACAAAAACTATTCGATTTTCAAAATGAATACCAAGATAAAAAACTTTCTCTTAAAGAAAAATCAATATAATTAATAATAAACCTATCGGAATTACAACATTTTTAATTCCGAACATATTTATATATAAAATAATTCCGAAAAAAAAACTAAAATGGGAAACAATTTAAAACCGATTGGTAGCGAAAAACTTGAAGGTTTGGAGAAAATCCAACGTATTATGGAAATCGCTAGATACAAAGAAAATATTCCTAAACCGATAAATGAAGATAAATCAACCACATATACTAAAGTTTTAGCTGATGGTAGAACTTATAAAATCGATAAGGAAAGAAATGGTTATGTTCTGAAAAGAAGTTTAACTGAGTCAAAAGATGAGTTTGATTATATGGAACCAATGAAAAATAGAAAATATTATTCATCATATTCCCAAGCATTCAAAAGACTTAATTTAGTTGCTAAAGAAGTTAACATTAACGAAGGTAACGAAAAGAATGTTAATCTATTCTACGAAAGTCCTGATGAAGCTACAAAATATATTTTAAAAATGAAAGGTGGTGAAACTTCAGAACAAGTCGCTCCGTCACCTGCACCAGCTCCTTCTACAGCACCTGCACCAGCACCCGTTCCATCACCAGCACCGTCTCCGGAAGTTGCACCTGAACCTGTTTCAGATGAGGAACCAATGGGTGATATGGATACCGATATGGATATGGAAGATGATAACGAACCAGTTACATTAAAACTTATTCAAAAAATTACCGGTAGATTAGGTCAAAAAATTAGAGCTTTCCGTGAAACCGAGGAGGGTCAACAAATGAATTCAAAAGATATTAAATACGTAATTAATTCTGTGTTATCGTCATTAGATTTAGAATCTTTAGATGAAGAAGATAGAGAAGAAATTATGAACAAATTTGATGGTGTTGAACCGGAAGATGGTATGGGTGATTTTAACCCTGATGAAATGGATGATGAAGAACCAATTCCGGGTGGGGAACCATCTGTTGAAGGTGAAATGGCTGAGGGATTTGATGATTTTGATATGAAATCAAGTTTTGAGGATTTTGACGATGATGATTATAGTGAAATTGAATTAGAAAAAGATTTTGATTTTGAACCAAAACATCCAAGACAGAGACATTTAAGACATTCTGATATTAAAGATGATGAAGCTGGACACCTTGAAGATATGATTGAAGGTATTTTTACCGAATCTAAAGTTGACAAAATTATTGAAGGGTATTTCAAATATGACGATAAAGAAAAACAATTATTAGAATCTAAAACAAGAAAAGAAAAATTGTTAAAAGAGGATAGAAAACAAAAAATAACAAATATTAAAAAATTATCAGAAAGTATTTCACAAGAAGTCGGGTCAACAAAATTTTTGAATCAAAACCCAACAGCTAAATTAATTGGTAAAACCAATAAGAAAAATTTAGTGTTTGAAATGAATGGTAATCAATTTAGAGTGAACACAAAAGGTCAAGTGATATAATGAGTTTTTTAATATATGTTAATGAATTAGGTCCAAATTATAAAGGGGATAACATATACGAATTTATATTTTCGGATGACTTGGAAGAGGTTTGGGGTGAGAATTGGGAGTCATCTCCAGCAAACGAAAACCCACTTCCACCGGATTTAGAACACATAAAAAAAGTAGGAGTTTTGAAGAATGACCAAATAACATTGTCAGTAATTCAAAACTCTGACTATTTTACGATGTTAGATTCGATAGATGGTATCATCGCTTTAGCGTATGAGAATGAGAGTAGTGATGTTGATTTTACTCGACAAAAAAGATTGGTTTTTAAATATGGTGAAACCGAAGAATCAGTCAAAGATAAATTATATGAACGAGATTTCGTATTAGAATTTGAAAAAGCAATTAAATATGAACACTAATAAGAAAAAATTAAAGTTAGTTAGAGAAGGGATTAAAACATCCACACTAAATAAAATGTCAGACAAACAGGTTAGTTTGTTATTTGATAGATTGGTTGAGTCAAAAAAAGAAACCGACGAAGCGGTTACTCAGAATGTTCAAAAAACAACGTATAGTAGTGGTGAATCTAAAGGTAAAAGTTTTGCTGGAACCACAACATTAAACCCTGATGGGTCCGTGACTGTTACAAAAGAAGGTGAGATGAAAGAGGATGACGATATTAACATCACACAAGACCCGGACGCAAGTGCTGATGGTATGGGTATGATGGAAGAAAAAGAACTTGATGAGAAATTTAAATCTAAATCTCAACAAAAATTATTCTTTGCAAAATGTAACGATAAGTCCTTAAGTAAAAAAGAAAAAAATAAATGGTGTAAAATGGCAGATGAATTCACAAAAGATACTATCTTTGCCAAACTTCCTGAAAAGAAAAAAACAGAAACCAAAGAAGGTTATAAAGATATGGTGGGTGGTGCGTTTAATAAAGTTATGCAAAGTAAACTTAGTCAAATGGGTCCAAAACCAACTTTTGGGGAAAGTGAAATTGAGAAACAAATTTTAAGATTAGTAGAAAAACACATTACACCAAAGATGACAAAACAAGATTTTTTAAATTTAGTTGAGGGTGACACTAAAACAGCTCCGGTGAAACCAAAGGTTAGTCCGGGAACAAAACCAAAACATCCGTTTAAACCTGACCCGGATAAAAAAGGTGCTCCAAAAGCTAAAAAAAGAGAGATGGGTGAAGACACAAAAACTGCACCGGTAAAACCAAAAGTTAATCCAGGTACAAAACCAAAACACCCCTTCCAACCGAACCCGGATAAACAAGGAGCTCCAAAAGCTATGAAAAAAGAATTACCAAGTTTTTTAACATTTAACGCGTTAGGTCTTAACACAAAATAATTATGAGTGCAAATTTACGAATGGAAAAAATATTACAAGTGAAAAGTGACTTGGATAAAAAATTAGTTAACGAAGGATTAACTGAAAAACAAAAAACTATGTTAAGTGAAATTAATCGTCGTTTAAATGAAGCACCGATTGATTACGAAGGTCCTGAAAGAATGGAACCGGGTATTGAGAGAAAAATAACTCAGAAACAAACACCTTATAATGAACATCCAGCATTACCAACAGACGGTGATAGAGATTATATAGAATTAATAAGTTCTCAACGATTTAAAGACTCTGTGGAGAAAGTAAGACGTACTTTAGGTGATACAACACCAATCCAAGGTAATAACGCGTTTCAAGGACTTATGGGTTCTGTTATGGGTAGTTTACAACAAATAAAAAGAGTTGAGGTACAAAATAAAGAATATCTTGAGAACTTGGCTGTTGATTTGGTTAAAAAAGAGTTAGGTATTCCTGAGGGACAATTACAATTTGATGTTGAATTAGTTAGCGGGATGATGGGTTCTGCTGAAGGAATGCAAACACAATCACAAGAACCTGATGAGGAGGAGGTTGAAGAAGCTTTCCAAGAAGGTGAAGAACACCAAGAGGAAATAGAAGACTTTATGGATTCTATGGAAAAATTTAATTTGGAGAAAGCTAAAAGAAGAATGATTAATTCATTAGTTCAAGGAGCTGCTTTCAAAGGTGGTCATATGTATGTTTTAGTTAGTGATGAAATAAATAGATTAAGTCCTAACTTATTAAATTTATATGGTGTCACACAATCATTAATGGAACATTTATATTGGTTATATCCCGATATGGAAGGGATGGCCGGTAGTGGTGGTGGTCAAATGGGGCAATCAGAATCTGACCCAACAACAGACCCCCCAACAATCAAAGCTAAAGCATTCACATTTCCTTTATTAGTTCACGAAATTGTTAAAGGTATTTATTCGTTGTATGGTGACCAAGGATTACCAAATGACCCGGTTCAAAGAAGTATGGTTGTTGGAGCTGAGGACACATTACCATCAGAAATATGGGATTCAAGATTAGGACCAATATTTTGGGAGAAATTCAGAGATGTTTGGCCCGATAAATTATATGAAGATGACCAAAGACACCTTCAACAATACTTATTTATGAGATTGTCTCAATTAGACGCAAGACAATTCTTAAATTTAGCTAACGCAATTTTAGCTGATAAACCAGAAGCAAAACAGGTAATTGATAGAATGGTTAATGAAATCGTTGATATCTTAAAGAAACACGAATACGAATCTAAAATGTATGATGATGAGGACGATGATTCAAGTAACAATAATGATGACGATGATTGGGATGATGATGATTTAGATGGTATCGATTTATCTTCATTAGGATTCTAAAAAAATTACCGACAACGTATGTATGTCGAATTTAACAAGAGAACAAGTATTAATTGAATACGTAAAATGTAGTAGAGATATTGAATACGCCCTTAAGACGTATTTAGAAACTTATGATAATACCGTTAAAAAATATGTTCCTTTGGAACTTTTTCCGGACCAACTTAGTCTACTAGAAGAT